GAATTGGCAGTCTTGGAGAAACAACAAGAATGCCATTTTTACTATCTGGGAAAATGTTCTAAGGCCAGAGCTTCCTGAGGCATGGAAGACATCACCCTTTTATAAGAGGATGTGTGAAGTCAAGAATGGTGCAATTGGCGATAAGAATGCCTTTACTGTAAGAGACAAGAGCTATCTTGCTGCTGCAAAATTTTCTGGTGGGACATGGGATGTCGAATACCAGAAGATTGGTAGGGCAAAGGACATTGCCATCGATACGGAATGGTCTTATGTTGCCTGCTACGAGGAACTAGACAGATTCCTTAAAGGTTATACTACGATTGCTGAAATGTTGGACGAGGTACGAGAAGGCTTCGCTGTAGATATGGATAACCGTATTGCAACTGTCTTTAATGGGATGGGCGCGTATCTTCCTGCGAAGTTTGTACAGCAAGGGACTTATGATAAGGATACCCTTGTCGATCTAATCAGGTCTGTACGTACAGCAAACAGAAAGAATGTTGTCGTTGCTGGTTCCCAAAGAGCTGTAAGCAAGATTGCAGAAGGTACCAATGCTAACTGGATTTCTAATGCCGCTAAAGACGAACTGGCTACAAGCGGCGTTGTAGTGAAGAATACTGGAATCGGATGCGATGCCATCATCATCCCAGATTCTTTTATTCCTTTCACATACGAATTCGCTGGCTCTGATGACACTCTGTACATCTTACCTGATGAGAAAATCATCAAGGTTTTCTATGAAGGTGACCTACGTGCAAAAGAAGCTCATGAACAGGAAGAACATGACCAGACAATCAGGATTCAGTTCCAGCATAATGTTGGAGTCGAACTTGTAACTTCTGATCTATTTGCCAAATATACGATTGCATAAAAATCGGAATGAAAGTGGTAGTGGAATGCTACCACTTTTCTTAGGAAGTTAAATATGGAAAATAATAAATATTTTTATTGCTATTCATATAAGTTGATGCATTTTTTAAAGTCTTATGGACTGCACTATCTACACAAAGGAACAAATCTTAATAGCAAGTCAAAATACTATTTATTTGAAAAATCAAGTGAATTAGATTATGCCATCGATATTTGGAATGCAATAAAATTCAAGTTAAAATGAGGAGAAATGAAATGAATTATAGTGAACTTTCATTTGAGGAAATAAAGAAAATCGCAAAAAATTGTGGTATTGCAGTCGGTAATGCTGGAAAAGAAAAATTAATTGAGAAAATCGAAAAATATAATTTGGATAACAGTATCAAAACATTGACTGATGGGTCAGATATTGAAAATGATATCACTGCATCGGAACCAATGACAGAGACTGTCAAGCCTGAAAATACTATCGAAAAGAAAGAAAGTGTAATTGGTGCTATTACTGATATTGTATCCGATTTGGAAGATTTTGAAGAATCAGATGAAAAGGATAACACGATTGATGAAATAGGAATGGATGAAGAAGTGCCTTGTATGAGCATCCAGTTTGGAGGTATCGTATATACATCACCTATTACAGGCGCTACATATAAATGGCATAAAATTGGAGATGTCGAATACTTGACGGTTAAAGAGTTGACATCTATGAATAACTCAAAACCTGTGTTCTTAAATAGACCATGGATTATTCTTCAAGATATTAGAGCAATAAACAAATTCAGGCTTATGTCAAAATATGAAGAAGTTGCAAAGGTCAATCAGCTAAAGAAGCTTTTCGCTTCAGGAGATGTTAAACTAATAGAATCTACAATTGATAGTGCGTTAAAATCTGGAATGCGTGAAGTGGTAATTTCTAAAGTAAGAACTATGTACAACAACGGAGTATTGAACAATACACACATCATCAAACTGCTTGAGGATAAATTACGTTTCAGCATTGCTGCAGATTAATATAAGGTGGTGACGCTATGGCCAATACCACTTATAAGGAACTTGCTGATGCTGTATTTTCAAAAATCACAGAAAGAACATTTTGCGAGATGTCAGAAGAAGATGCTTATCAGATTGTTATTGGTTATCTAAGGTCTGCCATCGTCAAGTTCCAATCTTCAAAACAGGATCTTTCCAAAAGAGATGATGAACTTGAGCAATTCCTATTCCCCTTATCTGATGATACGTTTATTCTCTTAGTAAATTATATGGTCATTGAATGGTTGACAAGCACCTATATATTGACTGGGCAAGCGCTTAAAGCCCGTATGTCTACGGCAGACTATCATAAGATAGACACAAAGGACATGTTGGGGAAAGCAAAGGAATTACGTAGTGAATTACTGAAAGAAAACGACCAGCTGGCAATTAATAAATCATATAAGGATTCTAAGATTTTTGATTTGGCAAAAAATAGGAAGAGGTGGTAGCCACTATGAGTTTTCGACTTATGAAGGAGAGAATAAGGCATAGCGGCTCCACAGCACGAGAAGAGATGATAATTGACGGCCAGAACCTTTTAAAAGAAGAATTAGAGCATGATTCATCCTACTCTCCTACTATGTATTTTTGGAACCCAGTCTTAGAATGTGACGAAAGGCCTGCAAAAGTGCGTATCTCTGGGAGGAAATATAGTTCTCTAAACGGTAACTATCAAAACTTTCTGACCATATATGATAATCCTGTCAAAATAGGCGATTATCTACATGATACAAAGGATGATACATATTGGCTCATCTACAACACTTTCAATGTCAACGATATACACTATGAAGGTAAAATGATTCAATGCAATTATCTGCTTAAATGGCAGCTATCAAATGGAGAAATCATCAAACGCTGGGCCAATATAGTTAGCGCCTCCAAATATGATGTGGGCGAAAATGGAAATAGTACGATTGTATTAAGTTCTAATAACTATACGATTTTAATCGGATATTGCGAGGAAGGATTTGAACTTGAAGGGAAACGAGTTTTTATAGATTTAATGCCAGTTGAACCTACAAAAGTGTTCAAAATAACTCGCAGCGATGATGTCCTATACAATTCAGGGAGCATTGGTATGATGCTTAGTTTTATCGCTGATAAGACAGAATTTAGTCCCGACACAGATAATCAGGAATTAAGGATTTGTGATTATATTGACCCTATGCATCCTCTCTCACCGTTTCCAGATTCTGATATAATGGACAATATATCAGCTGTTATTTCTGGAAATATTAATTTGCGCAATGAATATAAAAGAACTTATGAAGTAAATTTTACAGGGATAGATGATTCCTCTATTGACTCAAGAGACATAGACTTTAGTTGGAATATCGTATCTGATTTTGATGTATTACAAAATGTTTATGACAATAAAATAGATTTAAGTGTTGAGGATGAAGATTTAATTGGATCCTCTTTTTTGTTGCAAATAATTATCGTAGGAAAAGTTTTTACAGAAATCGCTATTAACATAATTGAATAACGGTGGCTTATGACAAATTTATTTATAGCTTCAAACTACAAAAATACAATCATTAATCTTTTGATAAAAAACAAAGATTTTGTTACTCTCATGAACCCCTCAAAACCTCCTATCAGTCAACTTTCAATAGAAGACATGTTGCTTGGAGGCACTTGGTTTTTCAATGGTAAAAAATATCAAGAACAAGGACAAGTATTTGACCATAACTTCGTGGATGAAACAACTACAGTTGAAAAAAGTTTTGTATTTGTCGAGACAGACATAGATACGATTCGCCAAAACTTATTTACAGATTTCAATCTTTATGTATGTGTATTCACAGCTAAAACTCTTGTAAGAATTACAGATGATACAATTCCATCGATAAATGATGTTGAAATAATGGGATATAATTGTGGATATTATGGAAATCGTGTAGATATATTGTGTGATGTTGCAGATAGGATTTTAAATGGAAATAAAAAAATCAAAGGGATTGGCGATGTAAAGCCGGCAGATCACGGATTCTGCACTATATATTCACCCAACAGCAAATATTATGGTAAATGTCTAAAATACAATATCAGCAATCTAAACGAATCGGAGGATGCATGTGACTATTAGCAAAGATACCTTATTCCCACTTCTTATCTATAACAAGCCAGTTCAATATAGCGAACATATAACGCTGTCTCCTGTAACAATGAAAGATGTTGTGCCATTCCAGACATTATCGAATTCCATCACTTTAAGAAAAAATAGCATGTTTCATGAAAAAAAAATTATAAAAATGACATACTTGGATTTTTTATATTATTGTTTTGGAAATGAAGAACTGGAAAACCAATACAAGATACCTGGGCTATCTCAATACTTGTTATACGCTCTTCAATTAGTAAAGTTATGCTGCGTAGATTCAGAGATTACTATAAATCAGAGCAATACGCAATTTTGTATAAATGGGCAAATTATTACCCCACAGATATTTGATGACTTACGGCGAATTATCATCGTCCAAAATGATATTGATTTTGAAATAGACGAATTTTTAAATCATGATACCGAGAAACGTCTTCTAAAAGCAGAAAATGACCAAAGAAAAGATAAAAGCAAGTCTAATATCGAAGACTACATAGACTCTCTTGTCATCGCTATGAATACCACAGAAGAACGTATAATGAATATGACTATCCGCAAATTCTGGAGATATGTCAAAAGGTATCAGTTGCATGAAAATTACACCATTCTAAAATCAGGTGAATGTAGCGGCATGGTCACATTTAAAGAACCAATCCGACATTGGATGGCTTCCCTTGATGAGGAAGATAAATATAAGCATCTTAAAACAGACGAAAATGAATTAAGAGGTAAAATCGGATGATTCCCTCTTTTTTTATTGATAAAAAAATGAATAAGAAAGGAAATGTAAATATGTCTACTAAAAGCACAAAAAACGCAAAAGATTTTTTAGTTAGTACAGCTGATTTTGCGGCTTATTGTAATGGAATTTTGGCTTGTACTGGTACCACTAACCTTAACACTTCTATCGAAGTGTCCATGCAGGAGCAAAATGTTAACGCTGGTAAGGGTAATCAGCTTATTTATTCCTATAAATATGGAAGAGAATTAGCTGTAAATCTAGAGGCTGCAAACTGGGATATAAGATATATAGCAATGCAAACGGGATCTCAGATTGCCGAAGGTTTAGATGAAGTTTATAGACTTGGAAAGTGCATTCAAATCACTGATGGAATCGGCGTACTCGATACAGTTCCTATTGGAGATGTAGCAGTAGAATTATCTAATGGTCTTATCATCACAGTCACTCCTGAGGACACAACAATCGATCTCACTAAATATGGAGTCGAAAACGAAGCTGTAAAAGTAACATATAGGTATAGCAGGATCGCAAAATCTTTAGTAATTGATTCTGAGACTTCTCCATTTGTTTATGAACTTGTTTTAAGTGCAGATAAACATAATAACAGACTTGGTAAAGTTGGAACTGTACAAGTAATAATTCCTTCTTATCAGCCTAGCGGCAACTTTACAATGAGTTTCACGCCAGATGGGGTTAGTTCTACTACTGTAGAAGGCAAAGCATTAGCTGTTGAAGGCGAGAAGTGTTCTGACGGATCGGCAGTATATGCTTATGTAAAAGAATTTGATGAAACAGAAAAGGCAATGATCGTAACAGAAATAGCTGCTACTCCTGCAACCATCAATTTGAGTTCTACTGACGAAAACAAGAAAGCAGAAACTCTATCTGTCATCGGCTTGAAAGGCGCATTATACTCTCCAATCCAACTAGAAAACTCTGACTGTGAATTTGTGATTGATGATGCCGAGATTGCCACAGTTGATGAAACTGGAGTAGTTACGGCTGTTGCATCTGGCTCCACGAAAGTAACTATTACATACAGCGGAATATCTGATGAAGTTGATGTCGTAGTAGAATAATGATCTTTATGGGCAGTAAATCACAATACTGCCCATATACTTTTGGAGGGCATCAATGGAAGAAAGAAATTTTATAGAAGAAAATATATCAACAGCAGATATTGATATGAATAAGGAAAATAGCATCAAGGTGCATCATAAAAAAAAGAGAGATGATTACCGTGAAAAAGTATGTAAAGTAATCCGTTATAATAAAGCTAAGAAAATTCTGGATATTTATTTCGATACATATGGCATCAGGCTAAAAGATGTTGAAAATTTCTCTGGAGATTCAGTCATCGTGAAATATAAAGGCGAAATCGGAAAACCAAATTTCAAAGTATGCTTATAGAGGTTATCATGTGTAAGAATGCCTATGAACAAATATCAGATCGGACAAAAAAGGTAATGATTTTTTGCAAACTGCTTGGGCTTGATGGGAATTTAAACCAATTATGTATAAGCCAAAAGTATTGCCAGGATAAAGACAGATATGTCGAGATAGACCAAAGAAAAGATTGCAAGAAATATGAATAGATTGAATATGTTAGTGATTGAAATATAGGGGTACTAGAATCACTAATCGTGAAATCTAGTGCCCCTATTTTTTACGAATGCGAGGTGAATAATATATCAGAAAGTAAATTTGACAAAGAATATTCTACACAATGGCTAGAAGAAAAAAATTGGTTAAGCAAACATGGGATTAGATACACTTTTACTAAAAAAATTGATGGCATTGACACATATAAATATACAAAGAACTTAAGGCTTTTCAAAACTTTATGCTCATTTTATGAAAATGTTTATTCCGCAAAATGAGGAGGTGGTACATATTCCGTCAATTTATTTAGATAATGCAGCAACTACTCCCTTACCTAATAGTGTAAAAGGATATATTATCTCATTGCTTGATAATTTTTATAATCCGTCAAGCCTATATCAAAGTGGGCAAGGCATAAAGCAAATCATATCAAACGCAAGGCAAACAGTAGCTAAATTTATAAATGCCAGCCATAAGGATATTTATTTTACACCATCTGGCTCTGCATCCAATACTTTGGCAATCAAAGGATATTATGAACAGCATAACTGCACTGTCCTGTACTCTCCTATTGCACATAAATCAATCTTGAAATGTGTGGAAGATTATAAAAACTCATATCCTTTAAATGTAGACCAAAACGGTTTTATCAACTATGATGACTTGAAGGAATGGTTAGATACACGTAATATTAATCCATTTATAATTATCGATTATGCAAATTCTGAAATCGGAACCGTACAGGATGTGAGAAAAATAGTTGAACTGGTACATTTTTATAACGGAATAGTGTATCTTGATTGTACTGGTTCTATTTCTCAAATCCCTATAGATGTCAAATCACTTGATGTAGATATGATTGGATTTTCTGCTCATAAACTGGGAGGCTTGAAAGGATGCGGAGTTTTATACAAGAAGAAAAAAATCGAGATATCTCCTTTGGTTTATGGAAGTCAGGAGGCTGGTCTCATTGGAGGTACAGAAAACGTCTTAGGAATTGCATCGTTAGGCAAAGCTGTCGAAGATCACGAGTATTCTTCTATCACATCAGATAGCAGAGACCATGTATATAACTACATAATTAAGAATATTCCAGACTGTTATCTTGTTGGTGCGCCAATTGAGTCTGGGAACAGGCTCCCGCACAATTTGTATGTTTGCTTTAAAGGTATAGAAGGAGAATCACTAATGATTCTTTTAGATATGAATGGCATTGAGGTGTCTACAGGTTCAGCTTGCAACAGTGGTAGCCTATCCGCATCACCTACCTTAACAGCAATTGGAATAGATAAAAAAGATATCAACAGTTGCATACGAATCAGTTTTAGCGGGCATGAGCCAAGAGAGGATATTGATTCTGTATGCCAGAAAATCAAAAAATGTGTTGAGTCATTAAGAAGCATGAATAATTGATACAAATGTATATCTGAAAACTAGTTTTTAAGAATCAGAATATATCTGGTTCTTTTTTAATGGAGGAACAAATGTCACTTACAATATCTAATAATGGAATCGATTTAATTAAGAAATTTGAAGGATGCCGTTTATCAGCATATAAGGATCCTGTCGGTATCATTACGATTGGGTATGGCTGGACAAAGCCAATAGATGGCAGGCCTTTAACAATGGGTATGACAATTACTCAATCCAAAGCCGAGTCTCTATTAAGAGAAGGCCTTAAATCATATGAAGCAAAAGTAAATAAGTATACAGCAAAATATAATTGGAACCAGAATCAATTTGACGCTCTTGTAAGTTTTTGTTATAACATCGGCAATATTGATGGATTGACCGCAAACGGAGCACGAAGCATCAGTGAAGTCGCCGCAAAAATAACCTCTTATAATAAGGCTGGCGGAAAAGTTCTTCCAGGATTAACAAACCGCAGGAACGCCGAAAAGCAGCTGTTTTTATCCGCTTCTTCTACTAACACAGAATACACCTATGAAGATTTCGTCAAAGAAGTGCAATCTGCTATTGGGGCAAAAGTGGATGGAATTGCCGGTTCAGAGACTTATGGTATATGCCCAACTGTTTCCAGGTATAAAAATAACAGACATGCCGTTGTAAGACCATTGCAAAAATATTTAACTCTTCTTGGCTATAATGCTGGGACTCCAGATTGCATCGCTGGTGTAAAATTTGACACTGCCGCAAAAGAATGGGCAAAGGCAAATGGGTGTACAGCCGATGGTGAATTCACAAAAGGCGGAAACTCTTGGAAGAAAATACTCAGATTGATTTAGGAGCAATGATGAAAGAGTTTAGCAAAAAATTACTGTTTGCAGATTACTTGATTGCAATCGCATTGATACTTGGTTTCTTTATTTGTATTGCGCTAAATGGCATATATGCAAAGGAAATCTATGCTTCAATGATAAATAGTGGGATGGATATTTCGTACTCTTCTGCTCCACAAATATATAATTTGGATGGATTTGGTATTCTGCTTGGCAGTTGGATACTCCAACTTGGTATATCAAGTGGAGCTTATTATATGATGAGCAAAAGTGACCATAAGGTGCAACTTCCTATGGCCATGTTGAATACCATGCCAGATGATATCAAGTCACAGCTTGACATGACACAAATCGTAACTACTGTACTTAACACAACTGATAATTAGGGAGATTTTATTGTATGAACGAACAAGTATTTAATATTGTACTATTATTGATTCCTATGATTGGTGCCGTGATTACAGGCATCCTGATTCCTTACCTCAAAACAAAAATCACTTCTACACAACTTGACCAAATCACTAAATGGGTCTCAAAAGCCGTAGAAGCTGCAGAAGTACTATTTGACACGCCAGACTCTGGAGCACAAAAAAGAGAATACGTAATTGATTTCATAGATAATATGTTCAATACAAAGAAAGAAGTTATTACTAGAAACCAAATCCGTATCCTATTGGAGTCTGCCTGGAAACAAATGAATAATATATAGGAAGGTGGCCCATACATGGACGCAATACAGGAATTAACTAAAATCAATTATACATATGTATTTACTTCTGTTGTTGCTGCCCTTATTGGAATCAAAGCCTTTGTTTCTCTCTTTGAATGGGCTGTAGGCAAGATTGGCCTTGAAACCAAGTGGATGAAGCAAAAAAGAGAGGAACATGATTTGCTTGTCAAAACATCCGAAAATCTTTTGGCTTTACAGCAACAACATACACTGGACATGCAGCATTCAAATGAACGTGATGATGAAGTAAATAGAGATATTCAGAATCTTACAGCCATGTTCCTTGACAAAGAGATAGATGATTGGCGCTGGAAGATATTGGACTTCTCTTCTGCTCTTTCAAATGGCAGGAGCTATAATAGAGAGTCTTTTGATCATATCATCAAAATATATAAGAAGTATGAAAAAGTTTTGGAAGATAACAAAATGGAGAACGGCTTAGTTGATGAAAGCATGAAGTTTATCCGGAAAAGATATCAAGAATATCTGGATAAAGGATTCTGGAATCAATGAAATGGTGATTTTGAGGAACCTGAACGTCCCTAGCAGAAACATAGACAAACTTACTAATTGTTTTCACATTGTTTTCCTCATATATGAGGAAATTTTCTATTGCAAAATGGTCTAGACCAGTTTATAATCATATGTAAAGGAAGCGCCCGTAAAGCAAACGGTTCGCCTCGGTTTACAATTACATAGTCAATCGACTAAGCAACCACTACTTTGGCGAGGGGCGGTTGCTTTTTCGATGTTTAAATCTATCTACTAAATCGATTGCTTTTACAATAGTACTGAATGCAGTAACTATCATTCCAGCAATCTTGAGAATCGTTTCCAACATCTCAAAGATACATCCTCTTTCGTATTTCCCATTAAATCACCTCCGTTGATTCTGGAAGTTCTCGTATGTATTATACGGCAAGAGACGAACCGCTTACCCGTTTTGGGCGCATAATCATTATATTATAAATCTCATTTATTATCAAGATATTTTTCAACAGAAAACAATATTTTCCCGTTTATATAATATCGTTAAAGAGGTGATCAATATCGCAAAAAATCAAGGAAAGCTGTTTGAGCAGGACTTTCAAAAAAGTATTCCACCTACATGCTGGATATATCGTCTTAGAGATAACGCATCTTCTTTTGCTAATGGAAGCGCCACTCGTTTTACAAGCAACAATATTTGTGACTATATTCTATTCGATGATATATCCAAAACATTATTCCTTATTGAATGCAAATCGACTCAGGGAACCGCTGTGCCACTGTCCATGGTTCGAGACAATCAAATTAAGGGGCTGGTTGATGCAAGCAATCATAATCTCATAGCAGGTATTCTCATAAACTTTCGCAATGATACTAACAATACATATTTTATTTCTATAGACAATTACGTGAAGATGGTAAATGACATAAATAAGAAATCATTCAACATTAAAGATTTATTGGCCAACAACGCCATCGAAATTTATAGTTCAAAAAAACGTACCAGGTATACATATGATATACAAGAAATGATAAATAAGATGAAGGAAGAGACAGGTATAGGAAATGGAAATTAAGTTAAGACTAGAAGACGCTCTAGCAGCTCATAAGGTACTAGGGACAATTATTGATAATACTGAACTTAAAATAGATGTTCTTTTAAAATTTAGATTGCTTAGTCTAAAAACATATATCTCTCCTATTGTATCAAATTTTGAAATTGTTAAGAATGAAAAAATTATTGAATATGGCAAAAAGAACAAAGATGGAAGCTTTCAAATCTTGCCTAGTGATAAAACAGCAGTTAATAAATATACAAAAGCTTTAAAAGAAACTATGAATAGCACAGTAACAGTTGTCACTGAAAAAATAAAACCTGGAGAAATATTTAATAAGGGTATTACTTCAGACTATTTGGAAGTGTTACTTCCATTTATTGGTGAATAACTAAACATACAACAAGGATGAAAACTGGTATATATTATGTCAGACGCAGAAATCGAAGTATACTTGATAAAAAATAATTACGCTGTCGATGCTCAGGACTGCTTGATGAAAGTCTTGAACACCAGTCATCAGATTATAGAAAGAAATTATGATTTTGACACAAGTTTTATGACACTAAAGACACCAGATAATATCTTTAAATTCTTATGGAAACTATGATAGTTAGAGGAGAACGAATATGATTACTTTGTATAGAGCAATAAAGTTATGGCAATTACGAACCAAGTGGAGGCTTGCTATCTGGCAATATATTGACAGCCAGGCCACCGAATTAATAAAGAATCCGGAAGAGGCGCAAAAGAAATTAGTTTCTGTAATTAATGAAGCTTTACAGAGACAAAAGTGATTTTAGATAATCAGGAGGAATAAAGATGAGTTTTGTTAATGGTATTATAACAGAATGGGGGTATGATGGACAATTTGACGAAGCAAAACAAGAGATATTCGAAATTATTAATAAATATCAAATGTCTCTTTCTAATGTAAGAGGATTATTAAGCAGAGTTCTTTTTGATATAGAAACTAAAAATATTGTTAATTTGTAGTTTTGTTGTATTCTTCTAATTTATCAACAAGACTGTTATATGTTTCTAAATATTCTGCAAGAGCTGTACCTGGTCTTCCTGTTTCTGTTGTAAGACTTCTTCTTGTAAGAAAATGAGCAATGTCTTTTATTTCATTTTCATTCAATTTGTGATTTCTCATATAAGTACCTCTTTAAATTATTTAGATATATTATAACATCCTATCAAACCAAAGTAAATAAAGGTTGGATATAATTTATGGCTATAGCAATAAAGTCGATGAATGACTTAAAAACAAATTTAAATAAGCGTATAAGCATTGCTGTCGAAACCGCTTGCAATAGACTTCTTGGTTCTTTACAAGAAATCATTGATACAGAATTTTATGACGTATTCACGCCAGATTACTACCATCGGACATATCAGTTCTGGAGTTCGGCTGTCACAAAAATGCTTACAGAAAATTGTGGCGAGGTTTTTATGGATAAGTCCAAGATGGACTACAATACTTTCTGGACAGGAGAGATCCAATTGCAAGCAGCCCACATCGGCTCCCATGGTGGCATCATTACAGATGAGACACGAAAGCACAAATTCTGGGTAGTTTTCATTAATTTCTGTCAAGAGAATGCCGTGAAGATATTAAAGGAAGAATTGCTGAAATGTGGAATCCCAATAAAATAACAAATAATTAATACTGCAGTCTTTGAAGATGTTTTGCGGTGGAGGTAAGAAATGGAGAAAGGAATCCTGTTCCCGAAACTCAAAAAGATAATAAAGAAAAAACATTTTATTTTGAGGATGTCCAGGAAAATGATATGTGGGATCGGGATAAATTATCTAAATTATATCGCAAGCGGAAAATGATAAGCCACAAACAGGCACCTCATTTAGACGCCACCATTCAGGATGTCATGTTGAAATACTTCAAACAAGTACACTTAGATAAACACGCATTTTACAAGCATAGATGGTAAAATGTTTGAGCAGAATCACTTTGATACTGGCTCAATCTATCAGAAAGAATGGCTCACTTTCGCCGAATAGGAGGTTTAAAACCATCCAGATTATTTATTTAATCAATAATTTTTTAATATAAATAGTTTCAAAATTGTCAGCAAAAATTATTAACTACAAAAATATTTTCATTTTAATATCTCTATTAGTAATAGTCATTTCCTTATTATAATTTTGGCTTTTTCAAAATGATTTAATACAACAAAAATGTATTTTTTTATTGTATTTTGTCAAATAATAGTTTATAATATATGCACTATCCAAAATTAAAGGAGAGTTTATCATGAATGAAAATATTACTAAAATAACTGATATAATTCACGGAACTATATATTTGAGTGAAATAGAACGAGAGATTATTTCAACCCCATTATTCAATAGATTACATTATGTTTCACAAACTTCAACAGTTTATTTAACATATCCATCTAATAATTCAAAAAGGTTCGACCATAGTATAGGTACTATGAAATTATGCGGTGACATATTTTATTATAGTTTTGCCAATGCCAAAATAGAAACAATAAATAGTTTTATAAAAGATTTAAAAAAAGAATTAGATACAATATTAAAAGCATGGAAAAAGAAAATGCCATCATATTTTAAAGAAGCTTATGGTGATGAAGATTTAGCGAAAGATTTTATATCCATAGATTCTTGCATTTTTATTGGTGGCTTATATAAACAGTTTATACCTAGTAGTATAGAAAAAGAAGATTGGAATTATTTTATACTAATATTTGAATCAATTAGGGTATGTGGTCTGCTACATGATATTGGTCATCCACCATTTTCTCATATTGTTGAAAATGGTTTAAAAGATGCCTATGATAGTTCGGTAAAGAACTCGTCATTAAAAAAGTCGTTAAAGACGATTTTAAAAAACAATAATGAATTACATGAAGAAATAGGAAATCTTATTTTTGAGGGAATATGTCATTCTGTGCTTAAAGAAATCAAAGAATCAGAATTAAGTTATAGATTTTTTTATATATTAGTACTCGAATTATCAAAAAATATTTTAAGTGAGAAAAATAGTTTTTTTAGAGATATACACAGAATAGTAGCAGGTTCATTAGATGGCGATAGATTGGATAATATTAACAGAGATGCATTAATGACAGGGCTTGAAAAAAGTTTAATGGATTACACCAAACTATTAAATTCTATGATATTAGAAGGAGATTCCAAAAATGGATATATGTTCTGTCCAAGTATAAAAACTTTAGTTACTGTTGAAGAATGTTTTTCAAAAAGGTGGAAAAACTATAGGTGTATGACACATCATCACAGAGTTATAAAAACTAATTATATGTTACAAAAGATAATATTTTATTTATCAATGGAGTTTTGTGAAAATGAAAATATAGAAAAAATAGATCAAGATTCTATATTTTTACCATATGATATATCTGGTCTATGGAAACCAATTTGGGAAACTTCTTCTAATAAAATGCAAATTATCCGTTTTATTCAATGGAATGACAACTGGTTAATGACTGTTTTACAAAAAAAATATTTGGAAATGTTTCTACATTCTCCTGAGCTAGAAAAGAGAACACAATTATATTACTTCTTGGAAGAAATTATAGAAAATAAAAAGAATTATGGTTCATTAATTAAAAGGTATGAAGATTATGATATTATAGATACTGCATTTAGAGATAATTTTACAAATTATTTAACATCAGCTAGTAATAGATATACTAAATTTGAACAGCAAATTAAATCTGGAAGAATTACAAAAAACAATATAACCACATCAAATATTACCGGTTTTATTAAGGGATTAGTCGATATTAATATAAATGATGCTGATGGTTCTTTTCTTACATCAAAAATAGCACATTTAGTATCTTGTTTTTTACCAAAGACAAATTTGTTTGATGTTATTGGAAAAGAAATTAATAATGCATTTTTTAATAAACATGAGGATAAAATAGACGATTGCTTTTTAGTGTCCAAGAAATTGAAAACCGGAACAGATAATTTGTTATGTTTATATGATGAATGTATTAATTCAAAAAAACGTTTTGTCGATGTCAGCCATATAGATGAAACACTCAAGCTAGAACAATCTTATATTCCTGAATTTTATGTTTATGTGAAATGGAAAGATGAAATAAATATCGATAATTCGCTAATTATTAGACTAAGAAAAGATATTGGAAGTATTGCTGCTGAAAAAACTCAAAATTATATTGAAAATAATTTTATGAAATATTTACAGCGAAGCAATAATATAGTATAATTAAAGAGTGCGCAGAGGAGGTTACATATGTGTGTTATAGATATTGATATACAAACCGAAAATGATTTGTATTTTGCAATAACAAATACAATCTTAACACTAGACAAGGAAGTATTTACTGTTGATTATGTTATCAAAACGCTAAAGAACAATAACATAACAGAAGAAAATGTTCCTATTGCAAAAGGGAGGCTTCGCAAGAGTGTTGAGATATGTATTAATAATTTAATTGAGCATGGAAAGGTTATAGAGGAACCTAGAACATATCAATTAGCCAAATAGTTAATTAAACCATGAGCGCACACAAAAAGACACCAATTAAGGTGTCTTTTTTATTACTACTCTTCTGCTCGTAAGCGCTTAATATTTCTCCAGCGTGACAATGCTATATTTTTCCCTCACAATAATAGCCAGGAAATGCGAGCATCCTGTTCAATTGCGAGAAGCAAACATTTTACTATAGAAGCTGGCATCTTGGGACTAGGAGGTCATCGCCAGCTGCTCCGGTACAATGTAGAAACAGTGCTTGCATCCGACAAATATAAATAAAGTAAAACGCTTGCAGTTCTTGTTACCATTATACAGGAACTGCTAGATTTTTGATATCCGCTATTTTATTAAGCGGTTACTAACAAAAACAGTATTTTCTCTCTTATAGGAACAGAAAATACTGTTTTGTCAAAAATCGAAATGGAACTATCAAATACAATGATTTAGGAAAGGTAGAGTCAAGTGTCAAAAAAATATAATAAATTAAAATCAATTAAAGAACTACAAGCCACAATAAATATTTCAAACAGTAACCTACAGGCAAATAGATGCGCTATTCTTGCTGAATCAAATGCGAAAAAGGCTAACAATGGCAATAAACCTATAGCAAAAGCAATCTAGATGATATTCTTAAAATCTAATAGCTTATATGCTGGTATTGCTCTTCCTAAATGGATATACTCTTCTTTTCCTGGAACAGAATGCGGGTTATATTGAGATTTATAAAATATACCCAGCAGTTTTGTATTAGCAAAATTAGACATCGTTTGTGAATTACATAAATAAATTGCGGATCCACTTAATCCAGGCCATGAAGGAACATCTACCATAAAATACATTTCATTATAATAATTTGTTCCAGCGTGAGTAGCCGTCATTCCTTTATAAGCAATTGATAAATTGTTTTTAGTGTCATGTATACCATGTGGCGCACCAAACATAATTATATCCTCACAATAATTAAGCCGTACCGCCTCATGTTGTGTAATGACCATATATTCATATATTGAATTGATACGAAGTGCATCTAATGTCATATTTTCTGGTTCTAACTTTAAATCGTTCATCTTAATAAGACATAAATCAATATTCTCATCTGGATGAAAAATCACTTTACGCGAAATATCTGCTATATGTCCAAATGAAGATTCATTTATAGTTGAACCTAACGAAATCGTAAACGTTTCTGCATTAATTGCAACATGTTTATTAGTCACTAAAAACACTGTATCTATATTATCAAATATAAAAAAGAAACCACTTGCAGTTGTATCTCCACTTGCTTTTGTCACATAGATATATGTTGCTGTATTGTTCAAATCCCATGACGAGTTATATTGCATAGTTCCCCCATATTCTTTACTTTCTAGAAAGGATATTAGTGTGAAATTTAATCTAATTTTGTGGTTGAAATTTCGTTATACAATAATTAATACTAAAGCTACTATATTTATGCTGCGTTGCAGAAGTATCTGTAGCATGGAGCATAAAGCAAAACATTTTCAGTCTATATTAGATGGAGCAAAGTTATTGCTGTAAATCATTATGTTTTCATATTTTTATAATGATGTGATAACTGAATTAAAAAAAATTATTTCAGGCAGAATTATATCAGATTTCAAATCCATCTTTTTCCAACAGCCAAATTCATACCACAAATCAAAAAGCAAAAGCATTATCTAATATCAAGCCACTAACCAATATAAAATATGTAGATTCATTTATTATGTAGGTTAGGTTATGCAAACAACTTTTATGTCACATATTTATTGAATCATAAAAAAGCATATAGCACTTTTCTCTCATAGACTACATTTTACTACATTTTTTATTTGGCTTTTTCCAACTAAATCAAATGGCTTATAAAACATAATTTGGAACTGTAGAAAATTTTTTATTGCTAGATTGTAAGTCATCAATAAAAAAGGTTTTAATTCCAATTTTAGAACCAATTTTTCTTAATATCATGGCTATTTCTGTTATATCTTTATTACCATTATTTTTTATATATAATAAATATATATTACCAGCTTTTTGGAATCCTGTAATCGCAAACTCAGGAGTTAAATCTAAAAACATTGTTTTTAGCTTATCTATTTGAAAACTATCTGATTGTAATCTAACTAAAATATCTGCATTTTTGGTGGAATCTACTTTATATGATAATATATCATTTAGTTCATCAAGGCAGCAGCATATTGGATTGTCTGTATAATGTTTTGAATAGTCAAGATTTAAAACAAATTTTCGAAACATATTTTTTAGTTCTTCTGTTCCTAACATATCGTCATTATAAAAAATCGTTCTGCTATCTTTAATATCAAAAGGAAGTGTTGCTCCGTTTTCGCAAATATGAATAATTGGCTTAGCAATAACATGCCTAATTGCTAATTCATACATAACATTAGGATTGTTTCCAGTTAAATTTGCCACTACTAAGTCATCCTTAATTATACGATTAACTATTTGCTTCCCAATCATTCCAGATTCCATTATTTCATAAGCAGGTTTAATATCGTCAAATCCATTTTCTTGTAATACAGGTTTTATTGCGCTCTCTATAACCCCTTTGGCCTTTCTAAATGTATTAGAACCTTCATCTCCAATTGGAGTAATTATAAAGCATTTTTTCCTATTTTTTAGATTATCTATCATGATGATATTCCTCCTTAGAATGTACGGTATACATAATCATTATTTACCAGATATTCTTTGAGCTTCATTTTTAAGCATTAGTTCAACTTCTGCTTCTGATTTTCTTCGTTCAATCCATTGATATTGCTGAAGTTTAGCATAATTATTTAATTGTGTCTGTTGAATAGAATTAAGATTGAATAGACTTACCACTGTCATAACGATTTTAGCAACTTGCATTCCATCTTTAATTATACCCATATTAATTTCTCCTTTAGTATTTGATATAAAGATTTTGTCATAATACTGTGAACATATATAGTATAAACGTTAGTATTTTTGATTTAGCCATTTTAAAGGGAAGGCATTTGGGGTTACCATTCTAGTATGGAAAGCCTTCTTCTTTCTGAACACAGTGAAAGAATTCATGCAGAAAACTTTCATCATTAGATAATTGGTCAGATGTTAAGCAAAAGTGAATTTCATATTCATTACTATAATGTCTCACCAATGTATTGCCGTCATATATTAAAGACAATTTCTTTTTACTTTTAAATGGGAAACTTTGCCGCACAATTTTTCTCAACTTAGGGCTAAAAAATGATAAAGTAGCATCTATATTCGTATCGTAAATATATATTTTATTCATTTTATGTCCTTATTCAGAAAAGAATGTAACAATACACCTACTTAAATCCTTTTGTAATGCGGAGTATTTACGGAGAAAAAGGCTTCACTACATGGTTTGATGTAATTATGACTATTTTTAAATTTTCTAATTCCGAAATATTATTTATATGAATTTATATAATTTATGCTTTCCATTTCGGTATGAATTAATTTGCTATTATAAGCTGTAAAAGCAGTATTCTCTGCAATCTCTTTATTTTGTTGAATTATCTCCTCTGTATTATCGCACAAAGTTTTTGATAGATTGTTTCCTTCTTTAATTGATTTATATAAAATAATTTGGTTATTTTTTATTGTTTCTAAGTCATCCAATATATCTGATAACTTACTTATAATTACATTTAACCTTACTTCATTTTCATACATGTTATATGCCCCTTCGTGCCCCTCCAATAAAGTACATCTTCCAGAATCAAAATATTCATATATAGTAGCGACCGCAACAAAATTTCTATACTTGGGATATAATATATTCATATCATACATTTTTTTTAATAAATCTTCTATTTTTTCTTTCCGACTCTTTAGAGTTGCTATTTGTTTAACTATAATTTGCTTTTGGGGTTGCTCTTTATTTACTCTATAAGTCTCTGAATCCACTTCTCTATAAAAGTCTTCCCATTTTTCTTCCAAATACTTAATTTTATTTTTTATAGAATTTTTTTGTACTGGATAGTCTACTATTGCAACAACAATCCCTATTAACAAAGCTCCCTTGCCTATTGTCCCCCAAGTAACATCACCATGAAAACAGCTACTATAAATGATACATAATATTCCAAATATTACTCCTCCAACAACCAAGCCAAGAATTCCACATACAAAACATTCTAGAATTTCTGGTTTTTCATCATAATCTATCTCATATGGTTGTTGGACAACCCTTCTTATGCTTAATTTATTACTTTTGCTTGATAAATTATTTATAGTGCGATTTATAGTATAAATTTCCTTTTCCAATTCAAGAATATGTCCTAAATATAATTTAACATTTAACATTATTATTCCTCCATATGATAATTACAACTTCTCGGCATCTCCAGACCACATATCACGCGGCTTTCTGGAATTCCTTTGGAGAGGTTCCTCCACTGTACCAGGTGCCGTCCTGCCCAATTCCTGATTCTGCTTTCTGAAATTCCGAGAGCCTATAATTTTAGCTTTTTTAATTAACACTCCTATCACAGAAGTGCAAAAAACTTTTTCATCTAATGATTAAGTAATTATTCATTAGGTTTCCACTTATATCCGCAGTTCGCACACCGATTAACTGTCTTTCCAGAGCCAATAAATCCAGTAAACAAAGAATAACCTCTTTGCCCAGTAGTTATACTTGTTGAGCCACATTTAGGGCATCTTGGCAAATCCTTTTTGGTAAGATATTCTTGTGTCTTTCTTTCAGACTCTTCTTCTCTTCTTTTGGCATCTTGTCTGAATGGTTGCATTTTTGTTTCAAATTCGATGACATCTTTCTTGCGGAAATCTATCATCGCTAGGAGAAGATCACGATTATAGTTAGAGGCCTCTCCTATTGCATAAAAATCTTCTTTTGTTAACAAAGTGTCAATTAATTGGTTTTTACAAAAAGGACATAGCATTTTCTCTAAATCTTGTTTATAGGAATCGCTTTGAAAGCAGTCTCTTAGCTTTTTTCCATCAGAGAAAAAATCTTCCCAATATTTCATAAATTCATCAGAGAAACCTCTTCCATTGTTTATTTTTTCGCCTGGTTTACAATTTAGACACCTTTTAATTGTATTTGAAATTTTTCATTCTCTCCTTGATGATTACAACTATTATATCATTTGTCAGAAGCAAATGGAAGTATTTTCTTGATATATGGCAGTACAATATGATAAAGAAAAAGGCTTTACCTAAATGTTTAAGACCTTTTTATTGTACTCAAAATGTGATATCGTATCATTGTTTATAACTGGTGTTAAACATGTGGGACTGTCATGGAGACCAGTCCCTTAAAGGAGAAATAATATATGGGATGAATCAGTAGAAGATACAATAGGTTGGCAAGAGAATGATTACAGTTTAAGTTTGAAAATATTTTTGTGTCTTTTGGTCATCATAGCAGTGATTGATTTGACTTTCTCATCTGATAGCTCCGGATGTTTACAAATCTGATCAACGGTTTTATTTTTGGAATGATAATACATTCCAATTGCAATCAGACCAATAGCAAGACCCAAGATTGCACACAAAATAATTGCCATGTACAATCGCCTCTACCCTCCTTCCTGTAAGAATTTTATAACAGGAGTTTGTATCGCCCAGAATGGGCAGAATTCATCCTAGTGTCAAACTTACCTTGACACTCCCACATGGTATAATACCAGATACAATGTCCTAGTGATAAATTAAGATGTGGTAACTTAATCACAATGTATCTGGTATTATTTTACCAGCAAAATCCATTTTTGACTATCCAGGACATATATTCAAAAAATAAAACACCGCATAGACTATACCGAAATTAGTGTAGCCTATGAGGTGCTTTATTCCTCTAAATTATATTTATGGATGGATATAATACCTATCGCATCTTTTTGCTTCATAATATGGAACTACAGATAAAGTATTCTGTGTTACATTTTATCAGATTTTTTGTTCTTTTCGTTTTGTATGCTTTTTATTATAATCATTCTTTCGAATTCCAAATAAGATTGTAATATATTATCAATATTAGGTTTTTCTTCTGACAAAAGTAATTGTATTTTTAAGATTTGAGCAACAATATATTGTGGTATTTGTGAAACAGTAATAATATAATCTATTCCATAAAATTTTAATGCAGATACATAACCATAAAAATAGTATACTGAACGAGGATTATAATAAAAATCCTCTTTTCCATTATTAGTCTCCATTTTACTTAGACTGATTTTCATTACCTGAAATGAATGTGACATTAGCAAATATAATGGTTCTTCACTTGTGTAATAAACTATTGATTGTAAATCTATTATATCTTGACATGTTTGTTCAATTCGTTCAATCATTTCTCGTTGTGATGCATGAAACTCCGAATACGAAATCATTATATGACTGAATTCTTCGAATTTTCTATCTAGAAAGTTTAGCGAATCTACCATATGTGTAAATTCATGGAAAAGAACTTGTTTTATAAATCGAATATCTTGCGAAAATAATTGAGCATCAACATATAATATGTAGCACTTATTGAACAAATTCTTTTGAGAAAAACTTGCCCATGAATTTGATTTATCTAAAAATACTATGTTGTGGATCTCAGGTAATTGGACATTATATCTTATCTGATATTTTTTGTATATCTCTTTGATTAGCAATTCATTTTTCAAGTTATTCTTCATATATAATACCTATAGGAGGGAATGCAATGACATTTAAACTATTATTATATTATATTGTAGGAAAAATTTATAATTTAAAGGACAAAGGAGAAATTAAGGCATATGCTCTACTTCATCCAAATAAATATAAACAAAAAATGGATGAATACAAAAAAATAATCGACATAAAAATAAGTTTGATGAAACTATAAATTATGGATACCTATATTTACTCAAAATGTGAGGAAGGAGTTGATATCCATAAAGCATATCCTTTAGTTCCTTCTGTGATGTTAGAGGAACCGCACTTAGGACAAAATATGCATTATAAGTTAAATTCATCTTTTAGTATTTGTATTAAATGCTCTGCTGTTTCTCTATTAAACTGAATTGTTTGGCTCGATTTTGATTCACTCTTTCGTTCTGATGTGCCATAAGTGTCAAATTGAATATATTTGTTTTCATTGAAATTAAAAACATTATAAGTGCAATTTGTCTCCTTCTGCACTCGTGAATTTTTATTTATTTTTGTTATTTTTTTAGATGTAATAAGAGCCATATTATTATATTACCACTCATACCCACAGTTATTGCAGTGATATGTTTTATGTCTTTTTGTTCCAAACAATCCAAACAAAGCAGTATTCATTGCTTTCGATGTTGCTGTAATCTTCTTTAAATTAGTAGATTGACAAGTTGGACATTTTGGAGCGTTATCAACTATATAGCCCTTCTCTTCTATTTGTTTTTGCTGTTGTAACTGAGTCTTGAATTGTTGTATCTTTAATTGATATTCAATTGGGTTGTTCTCATAAAGTTCTACCATCGCATTCATAAATGATTCATCTGTTGAAATGGCTTTAACCAAACTACCATCTGGAATCGGCGATATACGCTCTTTTTTTAGAGGACATAAACATTTTGGGCACTCAGTAATATTATCAATATTTTCTAATTTTGCTCCACAGATATCATGAAAATACATTTCAGTCCTCCATAATAAGTTATTGTCAGAAGCAATACTTTATATGGATATTATAACAGAAATAATATGGCAGTACAATATAATTCTGAAGATGGCTGGGGCGGTTTTATTATTGATTTATATAAAGCAAAAAAGGGAATTATTGATGTTAGTGCTGAGGCTACTGGATTTTTTGAAAAGTATAAACAAAAAGGTCAAGACTTATCTCAAATCATTTTTGAAATATCGTCAAACAAAAATGGCTTAGACTCTTTTATTCATGGTTCTAATCTTGCCGATGAATCCCTAATCAATTTCCTAAAGGATGCAAATTACGGCACAAAGGATTTAGATAACTTTAAAAAGTATCTAAAAGAAACAAGTAAAGCAACCTCTTTCTTTTCCGATTTTATTAAAAAAGCTGGTTCTGCCATCAAATCATTAGGTGCAGATTTAGCATCTATGGCGGTCATGTGGGCAATCGGAGAAATCATAGGCATAACAGTAAAAGCAATCGACAGTTTCATCCATAAAGTCGAAAAGGCCAACGAAGCAATGAATGAAGCTGTTTCTCAATACGATACAGCCAAATCAGACCTTGAAAGTATCAATTCTGAACTTGCAGAGCAGAAACAAAAGCTTGACGAACTCTCTTCCAAAGATAAACTGACATATGCTGAAAAAGGCCAGTTGGAAGAACTACAGGAAATCACAAAGGAACTAATGCTCCAGCAGGATATCGCTGAGAGGAATGCCGAAAGAGCATCTAAGGAAGCTGCTGACAAGACCGTAAAAGCCTATGAAACACAATATGGGAAATATGATGTCACAAAGGAGAACATATCCAATTTAACGAGCCAAGAGAATTTCCCTATGCCTAATGGCACAGATGATATCTCTACAAACATCGCTGCATATATCAGGGCCACAGAAAAGTTCAATGAGTCCCGTAGGGAATTGCAATCTGCCCTCAGAATCGGCAATGATACTGAATGGTTAGAAGATGATGTCCAGCATTATACAGACATCATTGAAGAAACTCGTGGACTATTGGACGATAATATTTCCGATTTGCAGGAAAAGCGTCTAGCTTTAGAAGAAGAATACAATAAGGCGATTGAAAAGAGGAAAAATGATTTAACACCACTCTCCTCTTCTGAACAGGCAATCATCGATTCGTATGAAGCAATATATGATTCCATCAAACTGGTATATGAATATACTAACCAGAATGATTGGAATGATATGGAACTTGCCAATATTTTCAATACCAATGGAATCGAAAAGACAAAAGATGAACTTATAGCAATGGCGAAAGCTGGAGAATTGTCCCCTGAGACGATTGAAAGCTATGAAAATTTGAATAAGGCTATACAAGACAGTGAACTGTTCTTGAACGATGGACAAAATGCCACAGAAGCATTCTGCGAAGAGATATATGCTTGTGTAAAGGCATCTAATGAATTATCTGAGAGTCTTGAAGAATCACCAGTATTCAACATCTCTTCCTACGAACAGCAGCTAGACGGCATCCAGTCCACTATCACCACTCTCCGCACCGCCCTGGACTCATTCAACAAAGGCGAACTTGACAAAATCCAAGTCCTAGACCTGATGCAGCAGTTCCCTGAACTGACACCCTACATAGACCTGGCGGCAGATGGATTCGGGAACCTGTCAGAAGGCTTGAGCATGCTCATAGCACAGCAGCCTGATTCATTGGTCGTTGAATTACAGAAGCTAAAGGACTCCCTCACCACAGACGAGGAACGCCAACAGGTAGACCTGCTCATAGATTCCCTACAGCGCCTAAGTTCTTACGGCGATTCAGGAATCGAAGCATATGCAGCCACAATCGGAAGCACATGGGGAGACACCGCCAACGTAATCGATGGAGTGACGAGCCAATTCGAGAACCTTGCAAAGGTGCAGGAAGCCGTAGCGGATGGATTAACGATGTCTGCAACAGCGGCGGCAGAACTGGCCAGGATGTACCCAGAGATACTTGACCATGCCCAGGTGACCGCGAATGGGCAGATCACATTGAATGAGGAAGTCGTGAAGAACATCCTCGATGGGGACAAGTCCATCATAGATGCGCAGATTGCAAAGCTTGAAGCCGACAAGGCCGTATTGGAGGCGAAGAAAGAGACTGCCATCGCAGAACTTGAGATCGCCAACCAGGTAGGAAAGGCGAAGGGGCAGATAAGCGAGGAGGAGGCAAGGCACCAGATTGAAGTCCTGAATGCCGAACTGAACGCTGAGATAGACAAAGACAGGCAGACGGTGGAGTCCTATGCGATGGCCACGCAGTCAAAGGCGCAGAACGCCACTGACTTCAATATCTATGCCGCCACAGTCGCAAGCGACATCGCATCCAACATGGCAAAGGCCGCAGCCAGCATGGCGGAGAGCATGAGGATAAACTCCGTGAACGCGCAGCAGTCTTTAAGCGGGATCATGCAGAAGGCGGCGGATGTGGCAAAGGCTATCGCCGAGATGGCGACAGGGGCCGTCACAGGTGCGATAGAGAAGGTGTACAGTGCCGTAGGCGGCGTGGACAGCGGCGGCATATCCGTATCAACGAGCGCGAACAGCTTCACCCCTACCACATCAAGCTACCTGAATGGCGACATCAGCCTTGGGGAGTTCAAGTCTGGACTGGAGGCAGACATCCAGGGGTACATAGACGCGATATCCAACATAGACTCCCAGATTGAGATACTGAAGAACCTGCAGCTGACCTTCGACAGCAACGGAGGGATCGGCGGGCATGGCTATGCGGACAAGGTGAAAGACCTTGAAAAAGAGAAGGACAAGTTGAACGATGCGCTGAAAGACAAGACAGGCTCTGGCTCTGGCTCCGGTTCCGGCACGGATTCGGCGAAATCAGAGTTCGAGGATACGGTGGACTTCTTCGAGCGCAGGATTGAGGCACTGAACGATGTGCTGTCCCTTTTGAAGACGAACCTTGACAACGTGTCAGGAATGCGGGCTTGGACAACGTGTCAGGGGCGTTCGCGAAGAACAAGCTAGTAGATGCAGAACTAGGCGTTACAGAAGAGGAGTTCAACAACTACACCGATGCGCTGGCGATGTACACGCAGAAAGCCAACGAGGCATTGTCCAAGCTACCAGCAGACATAGCCGCAAAGGTGAAAGACGGCGCAGTGGCGCTGACAGACTTCATCGGGGACGGCAACAAGGATGTCGTAGAAGCGATAAAGGAATATGAGGCGTGGGCGGATAAGGTATCAGACTGTCAACAGGAACTGGCTGGGCTGAAAAAGGAAATCAGACAGCTTGAACTAGACAAGTTCAACAACATCATGGACGACTTCAGCAACCAATTCGATTTGCGTGGCAACAGCAAGGATCTGATATCCAAACAGATGGATTTATTGAAAGAGGCTGGCGAACTGATTGGGGAGTCGTTCTTCAATGCCCAGATAGACCAGTCGCAGAAACAGTTAGGGCTGTTGGAGGCCGAAAAGGCACAGCTAGTGAACCAGATGGCAAGCGCCGTTAGTTCCGGAAGGGTAAAATTGTTGCCCTCTCCTACAGTGATGTAGGATGCACAAAGTAACTATATCGGTCAAAGGCGCATGGGAACGCAGAGACCGAGGAAAGACTGATTTTAGATAAAATAAATATGATTTGATGATCTTGACTACAACGATACGAATGGATGTTCTGGATAGAACCCTGTCGATTGTTGGTATATAATGGGATATTATAATACTGATGATTGGGGGAATTGATATGAGTTTGGTACAATTAATTATTACAGATAAATTTATTTTAATTGGCGGAGATAAAAGAGTTGTCGATAAAGATTATAATATCCTTACAGAAAATGCCAATAAGGTTGTAAGACTAAATAAGTTTACTATTGTTGGTTTTACTGGCAGGCTAAGAGATTGTTATGATTTCTTTAAAGATTATTGCGATTTTTCACCAGAAATAGGATTATCATGCAAACCTAATAATTGTTCCTATAATGAAATAATTACTGACTTATGCAAAAAATATCAATTAATGTGCCAAATACATAATAATAAAACTATGACAGAAAAATTTGATATTGGTATAGTTGTGGCTGGTTATGACGGAAGTCGATTTTTGAACTATTCATTTAATTTGCATCCATATAGGACAGAATGGGATGGCGTAAGCCGCGAAAAGAAAGCTACAAATAAATCTTGTCTCAGTATTGTTCTTGGTGGCGATAAGACTGATATCCATTATGAGAACCTGCAATCACAGATTAATCAATTAAACCCGATTACTATCCTTCAATATAAGAATATTATGAAAGATGTGTTTGATAAGGGTGCAGTAATAGATAAAACGATAAATAATAATTATAGTTTTGAAAAAATAAGGGTGAGTGATGTAATATAATAGTAACTAATATCACTGGTACAATAGACGCTAATGGAATTTATATTTTCTCTATTGAGAAAGTTCCAGAAAATGAAGAATGCAAGAAAATGAAGTCAGAAAGAGAAATTTTTAATAAAAAATATCAATTCTGGTCTGATATTGATGGTACAATTTCAAAAATCAAATCAGGGTTACGGATATATCGCTAATACAAACATCAAGTGACGCATACAGAAATATATGATAAAATAATAGCAATCAATGGGACATTTTGTAGCAAAAGCTAATAAATAAAATTACATATATAAAACCCACTTGATTTGTTCAAGGAAGGCTTTACTACATTTCATAAAAATAAAATCTAAAATCAGGATCCGTAGAGACTGTAATACCCTGTATGGCAACATGCAGGGTTCCGTTACTCCCCTACCCCATCCAAGGTAGGGTGAAGATTCAGTCCGAACTCACGAGATAATCCCAAACCCAAAACGAAACGTGAGAGCCAGCCAGAAATGACTGGCCGCTATGCATGTGCATAGTCAGTAGCCAGAGATGGCGAAAGCAACAGATTGACAAAAAGGAACAGAAGAATGGCTGGAGATGGCGAATGCCCTATCCGATGTCGAGGGCAATATCCTTGACTGCAAGAAGTCCATCGAGGAGTTCGACAACGGGCTGCTCAACCTGCATACGGAAGTCTTCAACCGTATCCAGGACAGGTTCTCCGACTTGAGTTCCGAAATCTCAAATATCATAGGCTTATTCGATGGCATGGAGGTATCGGACGATAAAGGTGTCTGGTCAAAAGAGGGAATCGCACAGCTAGGATTGCTTGCACAGCAGTATGAGTTGGCACAGCACCAGGTACAGCAGTACAATGACGAGATTGAGGAACTGAAAGCGCAGTATGCGGCCGGTAAATATTCCACTACTGAATATATGGATAAGCTTTCACAACTGTCAAAGGAGCAGTGGGACGCTGTGAACGCTACCGAAGCCGCGAAGGATGCTATCCTCAAGCTGAACGAAGCAAGGGTTGAAGCCCAGATTGAGGGCATCGAGAAAGAAATCGATGCTTATGATGAACTTACCCAATCACAGATTGATGCATTGAAAGCCTCAAAAGACCTGCACGACTATGAAGCCACTATAGCTGAAAAGTCTAAGGCAATCGTAGACATCGAGAGACAGATCAGCTCCATGCGCAACGATACGTCCGCCAGCACGGTGGCGAAGCGCAAGAAGCTGGAAGAACAGCTTGTAGAAGCCAAAAAGGCACTTGAAGAGGAACAATACCAGCATTCCATTACGGCACAGGAAGATGCTTTGAATAAGCAATTCGAGGATTATCAGAAATCCAGGAATGACGAAATCGAATCACTCAGGGAGTCCCTGAACGCCAAAGATGAAATCATTGCCGAATCATTCCAGACAGTGAAGGAAAACGCTGACATCGTAGGCCAGGAGATCGCCAGCATCGCTGTGGAACATGGCATAGCCATTTCCGATGCCCTCATATCCTCCTGGAAGTCTGGTGAGACTGCAATCGCTGGCTATGGAGAGGCATTGTCACAAGGCACGTCGGCTTTCATCGGCAACATCATGGGCATAGAGAGCGAGATGTGGAACCTACAGGCGAATGCGAACAGCACAGCCAATACCCTTGCATGGATGTTCTCCACAAAGGCAGACAATCTGGTGAACGAACTTGCCAAATCATACTATGCCGAAGCGAACCTCGCCAACATGACAAATGCGCTACAGAACAGCCTGATAAACGCTTTAGAGCGTGGATACAACGTCAGCAGCATCGTCAATTCCCTTGCCAGCGTAGAATCTGCCGCCAGGAGCGCAAAGGAAGCACTGGACGCTATGAACAATGCCGCCAGTGGAGGAGGTTCAGGCCATAGTGGAGGAGGCGGAAACACATCTTCAAGTGGTTCAGATTCCGATAGCGGCTCTTCAAGCGGTACTGCGTCAGGATGGACGAAGCCAGATAGGAACCCGACACCACCATCCGGCAGGCCAAAGCCGCCACAGAAGGCAACGGTATCATATGAAATCACATCATCTTCCGGCAAAGTCCTCACAACACTAGACCACTATCCTAGCCAGGAAGAGCTTGCGACACTGCGGGCGCGATTCTCTGACCAGCTTGGTGCCAACAAGAACCTCAAAGTGAATAAAGTTGGCGGATATGCCAATGGCGTGCACAATCTTGATGATGACGAGGTTGCATGGGTAAGCGAGAAGGGCAATGAACTGATAATGTCCCCGAGCCAGAACGCGATATTGATGTCATTGAAGAAAGGCGACACCGTGCTTACCAAGGAGCAGACGGACAACATGTACGAATGGTCTAAACGTAGCCCACAGGAGATGTACTCCATGGAGGACACCATGAGGTTATGGGGGCATATGCTAAACCCTACGCCACTCACTACGGAGTATAAGGTGAACAACAATGCGGTGAACATCCAAAGTATGCTTACTGTAAATGGGGATGTGAACGACTTGAAGCATCTGAACGAACAGATGGAAAGAATTGCAACTAAAATTTCTGATAAATCGTCTGTAAAGGCTGCTAATAATATGATCAGGCGACTTGCAGAAGGAATAAGATGATAATACTAATAGCCATGCCAAATATATGGCTATGGCTATATAGAAAAGTACATATGTTCATTAAACACGGGCTTAGAAACCAAAATTATCAGCAAAGACACCTATAGAGGAGAAATCACGGTGCCAGGCGGAAGCACCATAGTTAGAACAATAACAGTAGGAAACGATACCGACTACAGAATGCGCAGTATAAGTTTGTACTGCTCGGACAACTATATCGTGCCCCACTTGGTAAGTTGGGAAAGAAGCACCGATTCGACATCCTATGCCATAACTGTCGCATTACACAATCTATATAAAGACAGCCGTACCGCAAGTAAATATGGCGCAATTACGCTTCATATAAAATAAATAATCTTTAGATTAAGCTTTGGCTATGCTATGGCATAAGACAGAGTAACAATAATTCGACTTTTAAAAGCATAGACACCACCCGATATTAATTTGCCATCTTTTGCAACCGCTACGGCACCAATCTTAAACGTTACCGTGTCTTCCGCGATAACAAGACATGGAAAAGCTACCGATGTAGTTAAATCAGGAATTTTGGGGATTGGTAGGCCAGTGCACATAACCTCATTCACAGTCATCTGTTTGCCGATGACAAAATCAAGGTTTGCAATGCAAAAGGAGTTGTTCGCGATTGCAATATTGTTTTTGTACGTCCAATGATTCACAAGTTTTATATTGACAATTCCCGTGTTTAATTAATGGCTAAAACTGATATAAAATCATATCAGATATCAAATATCACTACTCTCCTATTTCTATTCGGAGAGTATTTTTATGTTCAAAATTTAGAAAGGAGATTTTTATATATGAACGAAAATGAATTTCTTATATTACTTCAGGCAAAATTAGATGAAGCCAAGTCAAAAGGAAACATTAATTCTGATATTGATAAAATCCAAAATCAGATTGACATACTAAAAGTTCAGGCAGAAATTGATAAAGAATCAATTGCCAAAATAGTAAAACAAATCGAATCTGTCCTTGGGCAGGAAATAACGATTTCAAATATAAATATAGATCAGAACAAGACTATCAAAGATGCACAGCAACTTGGTAATAAAACTGGAAAGCACTTTAATCAAAGCTTATCCCATGAACTGTCCAAAAGCAATAATGCTATAAATTCATTTAAGAAATCATTATTAAATGCTGGAAAAAGTTCTTCTGAAATAGATAACATAGTAGATAAAGTTAAGTCACTAAGAGTCCAAATAGATTCATTAGGTTTTCATGAATCCTCTAATGGTTTTTTGAATGTCGATGTTTCTGGGCTTGATGAACTAGGTAATAAAGTAAAAATAACACAACGTCTTGTACAAGATTTACAGACAACGGATTGGAAAGTATCAAATACCTCCACCTCTATCATATCCACAAAAGAGATTGAGAAAATAAACAGTGCCTTTGCAGATTACACTGCAAAACTAGCACAGTTTAAGTCTACTAACAACAATATATTATCTGGACTGTCTGCTCCACTCTCCGACTTCGAAAGTAAATTAGAGGGACTTCGTAATGGAAGCACAACAATAGATGATGTCAAGAATTCATTCAAGAATCTTGATGCTGAATCTTCTAAAATCCTGCAAAATTTTACGGCACAATTCAATAAAGCAGATGCAGCAATCAGGCAGATTGCAACTGGAGAGGAAGCCATTCGCAATCTCAGAGCCGAATTTAAAGGTTTGGATAATGCACCAAAGGAAATCAGTACTGAACTGAATAAGCTCACTACTGGTTTGAATAAAATCAAGGAAATTGAATCTGAAGAGGGACGCACATCAAATTGGTCTGCATCATATCGAGAATGGGAAGATGCTGTAAAAAGTCTTACTGCTAAATTAGGTGTATTGAAGAAGGAACAAGCCAATGTCGCTTCTACTCAAATCTTCAAAATATCTGACCTTAAGGAAGCCCAAATTCCTTACATGGCTAAAGTATCGAATACGATTGAAAAACAAATGAATGAGATACAGAAGATGGCAAATGCTAAAGGCTGGCTAAACTTTGATGTATCTGGAGTCGAAGAGGCTGATGGAAAAATCAAGAAGCTTGCACTTACTGTCACTGAAGCCGAAGGTGCGATTAAAAAACTTACCTTTCAAAGAGCAAAATTACAAGGGAAAGGCAAGGCTCAGGCTGGCCTTATGCAAGTTGGAGATATACAGGTTATTAAAACCGCAGTACAGGCTCATGAGGAGTTAAATCAAAAAGTAAGTGAAATCCAGCGTTTGATGGACAATGGGACTGGCGCAAGTAAGTATCAGAATCATATCCAAAGTTTAACAAACGACTTCAAAAAATATGGCACTTCTACAGAACAAGCAATTGAACAGACAAAATCCCTACAGCAGATTTTAGATAGTATGAAAGGTCTGTCTGGACAGGAACTTGTAAATATGGCTAACAAATTTGAACAGGAATTCAAATCTGTGAAAATTTCTCTTGAAGTTGCAAAGTCATCTTATGATAGATTCATGCAGCCTGTATCCAAGGAAAAGGCTTCTTCATTAATCAATAGAATAAATGAGTTCTTAACGAAGAATACCAAAATAACAAAAGAAGCGCGTTCGCAGTTAGAAGGATATACTCAGGAAATCAATAAAGGTGTGAACCTCAATAGATGGAATGACATAAATAGTAAGTTTAAAGAGACTCAGAATTCCATGCGTGGACTTAATAGGCTCGGCGCTTCTTTAAAAGATCAGATGACTCAGGCGGCACAAAGTTTCACACAATGGCTATCTGTAAGTTCGGCAGTTATGCTAGTATTGAACCAATTACGGAAGATGCCACAGGAAGTATATGCTATCGATACTGCCATGACAGAGTTAGCAAAGGTTTCAGACACAACAACCAAACGCCTTAGCCAATCCCTTGAAAAATCTGTTGAAACAGCAAAGAAATACGCTTCTACTATCGATGATGTAGTTTCCGCAACAGCTGATTGGTCAAGGCTTGGTTACAACATAGAAGACGCTGAAAGATTGGCTGAAATCGCGACAATTTATAAAAATGTTGGTGACGGAATCGATATCAGTACAGCGAACGAGTCATTGGTAAGCACATTGCAAGGATTTAAAATAAATGCCGAAGAAGCTTTGCATATAATTGATGCTTTTAATGAGGTAGCTAATACTGAAGCCATAGATAGTGCTGGAATTGGAGAAGCTTTAAAACGATCCGCATCCTCTATGTATGCTGCTGGTAATACATTAGAAGAAACAATCGGATTGGTAACTGCAGCTAATGCTGTTGTACAAGATCCAGAATCAATCGGTACTGCCTATAAAACAATTTCCATGCGCATACGTGGTGCTAAGACCGAGATGGAAGAACTCGGACTTGAGACAGACGGAATGGTGGAATCTACTGCCAGTCTTCAGGAAGAAATTCTTGCTTTATCTGGTGTCGATATCATGAAAGATAAAAATACATTTAAATCAACATACCAAATTCTTGATGAATTATCCATGAAATGGGCAAATCTTACCGATATCCAACAAGCGTCTATAACAGAATTGATTGCTGGAAAACGTCAAGGTAATATTGTATCTGCTCTTATGTCCAATTTCGATACAGCAAGACGTGCTACTGAAACGGCAATTAATTCGGAAGGATCCGCGCTTAAAGAACAAGCGACATATCTATCTTCTTTGGAGGCCAAGACTCAACAATTCGAAGCTGCATTCCAATCACTTTCCAACACAGTTGTTGACAGCGACTTACTAAAAAGTATCGTGGACTTTGGAACTAAAGGTGTATCTTCTCTTGAAGGTATTGTAAAAGTATTAAACGAAGTAAATTCATTATGGGGAAACACTGATGGACTCTTTGGTGCAATCGGCGCTGCAAGTGGACTCCTAATGAGCAAAAATGGTATTGGTAAAAGTTTAACGCTTCAGTGGTGAGCAATGTACTGCGCCCACCCTTCCAAGGTTACATAATAATGCCATGTAACTAACGGACGGGAGCATCAGCCACTTTAAATAAGATGGATACCTATAATTAAAATATTATGAAAACCGAATATGCTGGTAAGCCTAAAGGCGATATGAAATCCAAAACGGAATCGGAAACGGTAAACGGCAATGGTGCCGAAAGGCAGAAAAGAACTCATATAGCATGTTACGTGATGCGAGTTGCTGTAACATTTTATGCTTTGGCTCTTACATATCTTCTGACTTTACCATTAGGTAACTTTTATGGAGAGCTAAAAGGAATGGCTAATCAATAGGTAGGCATGAAAAATCTTTCGTGCTGAAAGCAGGGAAGTCCCTAAGTCATTGTTTGATATGGGAATGCCCCCAGAGACTGACAAGGTTTGGCTGCATACAGGCGTAATTGTATGTGGCTGTGAAATACAGTCCGAACCTCATGAAAGTGAGTGTGCTATTTATTGCAGATATATCAAAAGCAGAGCGACTACAAAAATAATGAAGAAACAACTACAGAATTGTCGTATTCTGTAGTGTAAAACATCAAATTTTCAGAATTAAAATATTTAAATTTCTTTACTTTCTTTCATTAATGTGCTACTCTTCTATTGGGGGAATTATCAAAAAAGAGATAATTTATAGGAGGTACTCATTATGCCACGTGGTAGGAAAAAAGCGTTAGCCCCAGAAGAACAGCTTGAAAAACTTGTTTCTGAAATTGAAGAAACAGAAAATAAGCTAAAAGAGCTTAAGGCTAAAAAGAAAGAATTAGAAGAAGCTATCAAGATGAATCGTGTTGTAGAGTTGGAAGAATTCATCTCTTCTCGCGGCCTGAGCATTGATGAAGTAAAAGAATTATTGGAAAAGAAGTGATTACAAATGATTATTAGAGATGCTGTCGTGCTACTGTATATATAATTAGCACGACAGCTCTTTTGTTATTTTACTACAAATGCATTTACATTTTTCAATTATTATGTTACTCTGAAAATATAAAAATATCATATTTTTGGAGGTAGTAAATGAAGACATCAAGCAAAGATAGAAATTTACAATGGATTCAAAATCAGTACACAAAAGGTAATATATCTTTTTCTCATAGACTCCAGCGTCCAATAGGACAATGGAACCCAAAGATGAGGTCGCTTCTCATACACAGTTTATTAGCTGGATTTCCTGTGAATCCTATATATGTAGTAGAAGAAAATAATACTATTTACACCCTTGATGGCTCTCAGAGAACATCAACTTGTATAGATTATTTAGAGAATAAATTTGCGCTAAGCAAGGATACTCCAAATGTTGTTCTTAACTGCAAGGAGAATGGAGAATCTATTGTCAAAGAATATGAAATAGCAGGAAAGAAGTTTGGCAAGCTTGATGCCGAAGTCCAATCGACACTTTTGGCTTGCAGTCTGGAATTTTGCACTTTGTCAGAATATACAGATGATGAAGTCAAGGAGATGTTCTACCGTCAAAACAACGGTAAATCTTTAACTAAGAAGCAACTCAGAATTGTAAATGAGCCAGATCAATTCAGTACAATGGTCTACTCTCTCACTACACATCCATTTATGGACAAGTTGATGACAAAAGCACAGCGCAAAAATGGTACTGACAGAGATTTGGTTAGACAGACAATAATGTTAATGGAAACAAATCAGAGCCATGAATTCGTCTCTTTTAGAGGGAAAGATATTGATTCATTCATTGTCAATTACTCTGATTCCATTGACTTGGATAAAATCGAATTTTTGAAGACAGCAATGGATAAATTCAATGAAGCCTTTCCGGATAAGGTTAAGATACCAGTAACATCAATGCCAATGATTCTATATAGTGGATATCGTATACAGAAAGACAAGAAGTCATTTTCTAAATTGGTAGAAGTAATAAATGACTTCTTGGCAACCTACGAAAACAACGAAGAATATAAGAAATACACATTAGAAGGAACAAGCGATATAGAGAATGTCCGTGGCAGGTTCGACTGGTGGAGAAGCAAAGTTAGAGTGATATCTTAGTATATCATTGTATTCAAATATTTGAGGACTTATTAAAGAGCTGGAGTGTTTTGTATACTGTAGCTCTTTTTTGTTTCAAAATTTCATTTCTCCTTTTTATAAATGATTCTTTTTTGATGCATTATTATCTTATAGCATTAGTAAATAATAATAATACTTTCATCAACTAATATCCTGTCATTTTATAGTATTTATAGAAAAAATTATTGGACGAATAAATATTGATATACAGATTATTAATATGATAAAATTTTTACGATAAGATTGTCTTAAATATATTGACGAATCAAATTAAAAATTGTAAAATGAGGTAAAAGAATGACAATCTATGGATATCTTATATACAAAAGGGGAATTAAAGATATGACAGAACCTAACAGACAGCAAAATAGTAAATTTGCCTTAATTATAGGAGGCAAAGAAATACCTTTTGGTGCTATTTTCATGGTAATAATTTTACCTATTTTTTTATCGATTGCTGCAAGTTTTATATATGATAAATTTATAACAAAAAATACTGAAAGAATGATACATTTAGAATATTCTATGGAAAATTTTGAACAAAGACTAGCATTACTCGAAAAAAATGATCCTGCTTCAAATGATGAATTTCCTTATTCAATTAATATCGAAGGAGGAGAGAATCATACAATTAATATAGGTGCCTTAGAGCCAGTTGAAGATGATATATTTTTTACAAATTATATATCTGTAGAAATGGCTTCTGTATTATCCAAACCATCTTGGTCTAGTAATGACGAGATATTAAAAAGCCCAAATACTTCATTAATATATTGTGCAAAAGATTTATCAGATGAAAAGATTTTAGTTAAATACAGGAACGGAAACCAAGAAAATTATTTTTATGGGCAGTATAATAGTAATAATCAATGGGATGGTAACTGTATTATTAATGTTTATGAAAATAATAATCTAAAATTAGTTATGGAAGCTGAGTATAATAACGGAACTTTGCTAAAATATCAGCAGGTAGATAAATATACTACAAAGTCTGGGGTAAATGTTTGGAATATTTCTAATAGAACAATTAATAATAATTACACAAGTGGAGAGAATTGGTATTATTTCAGAGGAGAAAATGAATACGAAAGAGAATTTAATGGAGAAGAAGTCACACCTGATGATATTTTAACAATACAGAGCTTCTTAGCTAATATTGATAGCTACACATGGTTAGAAGGATATTATAGCGGACAGACATCTAATGGGAATTTTAATGATGAAACAGAATGTGCCTGTATGGTTAAATATTTTGATGATTATACTATAAGGACGTTATATGTTGGAAATTTTAAAAATGGCGATTTTTATAGTGGCACGAATAATTCCTGGTATATAACTAAAGAGAAAAATACTTCATATATGTATTATAAAGGAGGCTTTGAAAACGGTAATCCAACTCGTAGTAAAGGTTATGTTTTTGAGAATCCAATTTCGCAAACACGAATAGATGAAATTCTTATAGAAAATGAATTTAATTTAGGAAATCTTCCAGTAGAACTAAATTGGGACGTTGAAGAATAAATTTATTGATTATATATAGGGAAATTCAACCATGGTAATAATAACATGTATAGATGATAATAATGGTATTATGTTTAATCATCGCCGCCAAAGCAAGGACAAAAAACTACGTGAATATATATTAAATCTTATAGATAATGATAAACTATGGATGAACTACTATTCTAAAAAGCAATTTTCTGATAACGATATATCTCAGATAATTGTAGATGAAGATTTCTTAGAAAAATCAGGGCCAGATGATTATTGTTTTGTAGAGGGTACAGATATTATCCCCTATATACATAAAATAGAAAAAATCATCTTGTTTAAATGGAATCGTGTCTATCCGTCAGATGAATACTTTCTATTGGATATGAATGGATGGACTTTAGAAGTCGTAGAAGATTTTGTTGGACACTCTCATGAAAAAATAACAAAGGAAATATATCGAAAATGAGAAAATCAAAGACTAGTTTACTATCTATTGTTTTGTTAATTGCTTCATTGTTAGCAGCATGTGCAGAGTCTTCCACCACAAGTTCTATAGACTCCTCTTCCACATCCACTATAGAATCAATAGAAGAATCGATTGAGTCTACAAAAGAAATTGTTCCTGAAATTTCTTCTGAAGATATACCAGATTCTTCTCTTAAGTCAGATGATTATTCAAAAGAAGAATTGGTAGAATCTAACAATGAACCACAATCCATCCAACAACTACCCACTCCTCCGTTTGCACTTAATGATATTCCTCAATATTCAGGTGAACCATATGTAGTCATCAACGGTAATATTCCTTATTTTTCTGAAAATGATTTGACTACAGAGTCTTTTGAGTATTACAGCGATTTAGACAGTTTTGGTAGATGCGGTGTTGCATATGCTTCTATTGGATTGGATTTGATGCCAACTGAAGAGCGTGAAAGCATTGGGCAAATAAAACCAACTGGTTGGCACACAGTCAAATATAATGATGTAGTTGACGGGAATTACTTATATAACAGATGCCATTTGATTGGATATCAGCTATCTGGAGAAAATGCCAATGAGCGGAACCTGATTACTGGAACCCGGTATCTGAATGTTCAGGGAATGTTGCCATTTGAAAATATGGTAGCAGATTATGTAAAAGAGACTGGGAGCCATGTCCTCTACCGTGTCACGCCCGTTTTCGAAGGAGACAACCTGCTCTCATCTGGCGTATTGATGGAGGCAAAATCTGTAGAAGATGCTGGCGATGGTATTCTATTCTGTGTTTTTGCATACAATGTACAGCCTAATATTGATATAGATTATGTTACTGGCGAAAGTAGTTTGAGTCAAAGTTATCAAACACCTGAGCCGCCTCCAGAACCTACACCAGAGCCTACTGTAGTTCCAACACCAAAGCCAGAAGCGCCTATTGTGCAGGAATCTACTGAAGAACCTATACCACAAGGCACAACATATATCATCAATACAAATACTGGAAAATTTCATTACACTACTTGCGGTAGTGTTAAGCAAATGAAAGAAGAGAATAAATGGCAATATAGTGGGACAAGAGATGAAATTGTATCCATGGGTTACGTGCCTTGCAAGAAATGTAATCCATAGAAAGGATTCTAATGATTTATAAATATAGACAATCAGAAGTCAGAAGGTATTTAAGACAAGACAGAAAGACTTTGAGGCAAGAAATAGTTTCAGTAAGTAATAGATATAATCTTTCTGTTGAAAGACATATGGAACTTCTTAACCTCAATGATGATACTTATGAGTATATTGCTTATCTGGGAAATACACATATATAATCGTGATTCTAGTAATTTAACATTAAGTCCTGTTTATTGTACTCATATTATATTATCATATCTCCATAGGAGGTATAAATTATGGATATGAATACAAATATGATTGAAATTGAGATGGTTCCTTTTGTGAAATGTCTTATTCTAAAAGTTGGGTTATTTGAAACAGAAATAATAGATGAACGTAATTTCAGTATTTTTGATGAAAAAGGACTTCTGGATTTTGAATCTAAATACTGTGATGATATTAATTATGTGTCTGTAACGATAGATATGTGATTAAATACTTAATATAATCAAAATACGTCAAAGTATTCTACATTGATTTATTTGGTATAAGCATACAGCCGATTTACCAATTTACAAAAATCCTTGCCAACTGGATTGACATGTGTTATGATAATTAAAGTGGGAAGCCATAAAAGCGGCTCTACCCTCAATAGCACAGTTTTCTACCCTAACGGGCAGCCGTCACTATTGCAGTAGTGGCGGCTATTTCTTTCCCCTAAAAATCTGATAAAGCAGACTGATAAGGGCAATGATAAACGTACAGAACAAAAACAAGTCCTGATATGTAATCATTGGCATCGCCCTCCTTTCTTTCGTCTGGAGGGTTGCCCCTCCGAAGGAGGGTAAGCCGCCATGGCTCCATGGTTTCCCACGTCCACATCATATCATATCCCTATACTGATTGCAATGCTCTTTTCCATCTGCTTCCCACATATGTTCACTAAACACGGGTATAAAAGGATTTACGAACATAACTTTCGAATGGGGTAGTTCTCCTCACAGCAAGATATCAGATGATATTTTTAACAACTGGACAAAGTTTGGTTCGCCGTCATATGGAAATATTTTTGTACGTAATGCCACATACTACTATACTGGTATATATATTAAGTATAACAATTATTATGGTAGCATCTTTTTGATAGATTCGAACGGAAATTATTATATATGGCGTATCGTGAGCGGAGTCCATAGTTTAAAAACCATAAGCTATACTTAAGTCTTATAAATCGTAAGACACAGAAAACTGGACATACCGGCTAACCATGGTTATGTTACTGCTGACTTGTATGCTATTTGCCGTGATGGTTAAGCATGCCGCTCCAAGGTAATGGTAGTTGCCGTCCTGTATGCATGCTATCGTATCTATTTGTGTTGATGGCTTTATATTGCCCGATATATTGGCAAT